AGCTTTTTGTAGTAGTTGGCGTTGGCGTTGATCATCGCTTCGGCTGACTCTTGCAGGCGCTCTTCGCGTTTCTGGCCCTTGTCATCCAGCTGTGCAAAGAACCGGCGCAGCATGTCGCTGTAGCTCAACTCACCCAGCGCTTCAGATGAATTGCCCAGCTCGGTGTAATCATTCGGCGCAGCTGTTGCCGTGCACAGCAGCCGGTACGGCATCTTGGCCATGAAGCGAGTGATCGCCTTTCTGGTGGAGCCGTTAAACGATTTCAGGATGCTCGATTCGTCGCAGACAACCGCACCAAAATCAGCAGGATCAAACAGGTGGAGCCTGTCGTAGTTCGTGATCACGATCCGCCCCATCACGCTGCCATCGCTAGAGCGGTGAGCCTCAATGCCGAACTTTTCACCCTCGCGGATGGTCTGCGCGGCGACGGCCAGCGGGGTCAGGATTAGCACCGGGTGGGCGGTGTGACGCGCCACGTTTTCAGCCCATGTGAGCTGCATGGCGGTTTTGCCTAGGCCGCAGTCAGCAAAGATTGCGGCGCGGCCCTTGCGGACAGCCCACTCGACTAGGGCTTGCTGGAAGTCGAACAGCTGCGGCGGCATGAACACTGGATCGAAGCCGTGGTCAGCGCCGGTGTGGAGCTTGCGGTCTAGGAACTCAGCGTAGGTGGTCATCGCAGATCCTCCAGCAGCATCCGCGCTGCGTCGTGCGCCGACAGCCGGCCCTCATTGCGCTGGTGCATCACCAGCAGCTCAGCGGCCAGATGCTCGATTACGGCAGCCACGCCACGGCGGCGGGCTGAGGCGTCGGGCCAGGCCTGCAGTGCATCGTTAAAGGCCTCTTCATAGGCCACGGTGCAGCGGCCTAGCAGGGTGTTGTCAGGCATCAATCCCCTCCCCCACCAACCGCTCACACAGCGCCCACCACAGCGACGTGGCGAGGGTGGCGGTGCCGACAATGACCAACACGGCGATGATCTCGACCATGCCGGCGAGGATGCAGAGGGTCATGGCTGGGCCTCCGCATCAGCCGGTGGTTTCATGGCCTGGATTCGGCCGTAATTGCCTTGGGCCCGTTCAAGCTCGCGGCGGCAATAGGCCAGCTTGTTCTCCGCCCGCTCCAGCAGCGTGTGATACGCCTCTGCCCAGGTTTCGTGGTAGCTGTGCCGATCAGATCGGCGCGCCTCTTTGCCGCCCCAGTGATCATCTGCCGGCCAGACGTAGCAAGCGGTGGCCTTGGTGCATTCAACGAGCTTGATCTCGCCCCACTTGAGGCGCCAAAGAGTGATCGGTGCGCTCACGCCTCCACCTCCCTCACCTGCTGCCGCAACGCCCGCAGCAGCACCGCCGTAGGCGATTCCCTGAGCATCCCCAGCTGGTGGTCAATCAGCATCAGCACCCGGCCGCGCATCAGCTCCTGGCCCTGGGATAGGGCAGCCTGCAGCGCCGGGGATTCGTGCAGCGCTTCGGTGGCACGGGCGACGGCGGCCTGTTCGGCGGCGAGGGCCTGTTGATCGGTTTCGATTCGGGCTAGCAGGGTGTCGAGCTGCTGGCGGATGGTGTCGAGTGACGGGGGCGGCGCGCAGGGCGCCTGATGGTGGCCCATTGGTACATGGCGAGTGGTCTCCACCACCCTACCGCAACGGTTCCCCATTTGCACCCATCAGCAGCCAGATTCGTCATCCCATGGGCTGCCTGCCACCTGCCAGCGGCCTTTCATCGTGCGTTGGTGGCCGCCAAGAAAGCTCTGCATCGTTGCCCGAGGGATCCCTTGGCGCTCCGCCCATTGCCACCTGCCGCGGATCGTGACGCGAATGACTCGTCCGCGCTGAAGATCGCGCAGCCTCCACGCCGGCTCGGCGTCTGGACACGGCTGGTCATCCTCGCAACGCTTGACCCACCAAACCCAGTTCCCGCCGGTGTTGCTGATCCGCTCGCGCCTGATCAATCCCATCGCCTCCAGCTTGGTCAGCGACCGATTCAGGGATGCGCGATCGGTGCCTAGCTGCTGGGCCATCTCGCTGAGGTCAGCCCACCAGCTAGGGCACAGCTGCTCTAGCTGCACCATCGTCAGCAGCAGTTCACAGCGCACCTGATGACGCAGTGCTGCCAGGTAGGCGGGTTCAATCATGGCGCGGAATAGGAGCCACCCGCTCGTTGCTTGCTGCCGCCCTGAGCCTTACAAAGCCGGAACCAGCGGCAGTCCTCGATGGGACCCGTACAGACCAGAGGCCGATTGAGACCCACCGCCTAGCCCGGGCAGTGGTCGGCATCGTCAGGGAGCAGCGTGTGCGGATGGCCCCAGTACCCTACCTCATAGGTTCCCATCCGGTACCCTCTAGAGTAGATTCACTGAACAGAGCGCGATGCCCAGCTGGCCCCTGAAACCCGGACACCGGCAAATCTCCGTTGAACTGCCCGCCGAACAGGTGGATCACCTTGACCGCGAGGCCGAACTGCGGGGGCTCGGTAGGGTCGGATACCTGCGGCAGTTGCTCTTCGAGGACATGCGCCGGCAGTCTCGCGCTCAGCGTCAAGCCGCACGCAAAGCGGGGTGATCGCTGCCCAGCAGCTGCGCCACCGTCCACGCCCCATGTCCTGATGGTGGTGTGGCCAGCTCCAGCGCTTCAGGGTGGAGCCGTAACACATGAGCCAGTGCGCCGGTGGCAGCAGCATCACTGCGCACCCCCTTGACGGCATGGGCCCAGGCGACGTGGCCGATGTAGCGGCGCCGCAGCTCGGCCATCTTCTCAGGCGGCCAGAACACCTCCTCGCAGCCGCCAGGCCACACCATCAGATTCATCGCCCCATCCAAGCGGATGCCGTAGCGCTCCTGGGCCAGCAGGTCGTAGCCCGCCAGCTGCAGCGGCCACGCCTGATCGGGCTTTGCCTTCTCCTGGCTCACCTTGGTTTTCCAGTCCACGATCAGCCACTGCCCGGCTACGCGGGCGATCAGATCCGGCGTGCCGGTGTAGAACAACTGCAGTGAGGCCAGCGGCGACTCGCAGGCAATCACCTCCTCAATCTGCGGCAGGAACAACCGCCGCCAGGTGGCCAACAGCATCAGCGACTCGGCGAACTGCACCGGCGGCGCGGCGACGCTCAGCAGCTCCTGCCTGATCAGGGCGTGGAGCTCGGTGCCGATGTCGGCGCGGCCGTTGCGATGTAGATCCATGTAGGCCTCGGCCTCATCCGGCCGCATGCCTTCCTTGTTGATCAGCTTGCGGCGCCAGTGCTCGGGGTTGAAGCCCTTGGCGCCAGAGAGGCCGAGCACCTGTGAGCAGCTGGGCGGCTGCAGCCACCGCCCACGGCGCTGCGACCACACCCAGTAGCGATGGCTGAGCTCATCAAATTGAATGCCCCCCTGCTGCGGCAGGAGGGCGATCCGTGGGCGATCGGTGGTCAATCAGCCGCCCCATCCGCCGGGGGCAGGCTGTCCCCACTGCGGCGGTGCTGCTGCTGGCGGAGCAGCTGCCGGAGGCGCCGCAGGGTAGCCCGCTGGCGGCCCGGCAGGCTGCGGCGCTGCTGCTGGCGGATACCCAGCAGGCGCAGGCTGTTGGGCAGGCTGCCCATAGGCGGGCGTTTGGGATGGGGCTGAGGCAGGAGATCCCCACTGCCCGCCGCCCTGCTGCTGCGCCTTCTGCGCTAGGTAGGCGGCGCGTTCGCTGGGGCTTTCGATCTGGCCATTGAGCACCGGGGCGTTGTTCTCGCCGGTGCCGCGCCAGACGGACAGGCGCAGCTTGAAGAACTGCTCCCCGGTTTGCTGATTGACTTCCAACCCTTGGCCCTGCTGCATCGCTTGGGACAACTCCCAGATCAGCTGGGCGGGAAGCTCGACAGCACCGTTCAGGATCGGGGCCTTGGGGTTCTGGGACGGCTGGGCGTTCCAGAGATTGACACGTGCGCTCTTCATGGTCAGACGTATGCGGAGGGATCGGGTTGAGGCTGTGGAGCAGTGGCAGCCCAGGGCTGCTGTTGGGGCGGAGCGGCATAGGCGGGCGCCGCCGGTGCTGGCTGCTCCCACGGCTGTGGACCTGCAGCAGGCGCCGCGTCATGCGCTGCATCCTCATCGGAGGCGCAGATGCCGAGCAGCAGCTGCAGGTTCACCCTGAAGCCGCTGGTGGCCGCAGCGCTGATCGCGCTGGAGCTGGTCAGGCTCAGCACCGGGAACTGAGACAGTCGCCAGCCGCCGCCGCTGTGCCGCAGCATGGTGGACACCACAAACCCACCCGGCACGATGCTGATGGTATTGGCGATGATCACCTGCTGCGCCATCAGGGCAGGGCGGACGGCCTCCAGCAACCCTGGCAGGTTCAGGTAGGCGTGACGCCGGCCTTTAATGTCGGCGACGTCGTTCGGAGCCAGGCTGCCGAACGCAGGGAAGGCGGCAGCCACTGCCGCATCAAGCGCGGCCAGTTGCTGGCCAGTGGGGCCGCAATTCGGTGGCAGCAATTCATCGATCGGGGCGGCATCAGCCCCGCGTGCTGTGGGCATGGTCAGAATCGAGCGGTAGGACGGCCAGATTGGGCACGGCTCTGGCGGGCCGGGTCAGCTGCGGCGATCAAGCTCAGCCTCCAGCAGCAACGCTGCCATGCTGTTCATTGATCGCCGGTCATCAGCTGCCGCCGCCCGTAAGCGGTCGAACAGTAGAACAGGCAGCCGCAGCGTAATGCTGCGCGCCTCAGTGGTTGCTGCTGGCATCATCGCGGGCGCAGTTGCCGCCACTATACCCCACCCCACGACCGCTGCAGCCGCTTCGTGGCCGCCAGCCGCTGCGCAGGGCTCAGCAGCATCCTCAGCATCATCTGCCCTTGGGCCCAGCCCGGCTGCAGCCCTAGCGCTGGCTCCAGCACCTTCAACGTCTCATCCTCCATCACGTCAAGGTAGTTGAGCCAGCGGCGCAGGTCCGGGGCCCGCTGCTCCACCTCCAAGCGGCACCGCTCATTCAGCAGCCGCCGCGCGACCACAGGATGCGCCTGGGCCAGCAGGTCGGGGGTGATTTCGATCAGCTTGGCGCCGGTCTGGTGCACCTCCGTCTCGATCGGTTCGCCCTCCGTCACCTCACCCGTGTCCGGGTCAATCACTGCCTCGCGCTTCTCGCGGGGTTCCTGCACCTCGGCATTGAGCTTCCAGTCCATCTCCGCATCAGGCGGCGGCAGCCGGCGCCAGTTGTCCGTATGGTCGATGAGCAGCGCCGCATCCTTCCCTGGCGCTGGCCTGAGCACCCGCCCGATCAACTGGCGCCACAGCCTGAGGCTGGCAGTGGGCCGCAAGATCTGCAGGCAGGTCGCCTCCGGCACGTCGAGGCCCTCATCAATCACAGCACAGGCGCAAAGCACCGTGATCTGGCCGCGGCGGAATCGCTCAAAGATCCCCCGTCGCTCAGGCTTCGGGGTGTCGCCGTCCACCGCTTCGGCGGCGATGCCCTGGTCTCGGTACTGCTCCGCCACCTGGTGGGCATGCGGAACACTCACCGCCACGCAGATGGTCCGCTCACGGTTCGGGTTGAGCTGCATCCAGTCGCGGACGATCTCGCCTTGGATCTCGACCACCTTGCGCTCCATGTCGGCGGTGGTGAAGTCGCCGCCGCGCTTGCGCATGCCCCTGGAGTCGATCCGATGCGGGGCGGCGAATAGCCGGTAGCGGCAAAGCTTGCCTGCTGCCATCAGCTCGCCGGCCTCCGGGCCATTGAGCAGCAGATCGAACATCTCTTCGTCGCCCAGCCCTTTGCCATCGGGCCTGACCGGCGTGGCAGTGAGCCCGCCAAAGCGCCGCGGCTGCGCCGCCTCGATCACCTTGCGCCAGGTGGGGGATGGTGCGTGGTGGCATTCATCGGCCAGCAGGGTGCAGCCCGTCAGCTGCTCCAGCAGCTTCAATCGCCGCACCATCGTGGGCACCATGCCCACCACCACCCGGCGATCCATCCGGGGGCGGCTGCCGGCCGTCACCATGGCGATCACCTGCTGCGGGCCTAGGTGCGCCTGCAGGCTGGCCACGATCTGCTGCAGAATCTCCTCTCGGTGGCAGATCACCACCACTTGCTCACCACGGGCGAGGGCGCGGCGAACCAGCTCGGCGATGATCACGGTCTTGCCGCAGCCGGTAGGCCCAACCATGCAGGGCCGCCGCCCGTCAAGCATGGCCGCGTCGCCGGCATCGGCGAGGTGGGTCTGGTAGTCGCGGAGCTGAAAGGGCATGGCGGCTGGTGGTGCGTATGCTAAGGTTCTACAACCTATGCGCAACCCTACCATATGCCGCCCGCAGCCCGCAGCACCCCCCTCAACGTCATGGTCAAGCCATGGCACGTCGAGGCTCTTGACCGCATCGCCGCCGCCACGGCCGGGGTTGACACCCGCAGCGCCGTTGTCCGCATGCTGATCGAGCAGGCAGACAAGGCCCTCGCCGCCAAGGCGTGAACCGTGCAGACACCTCAAGCCGCCGCTGCGGCAGGCCCCTATGGGCCCGATCGCTGGCGCCTAGAACGCCTGCCGATGCTCGCCAGTTTCGGGCCGTTGCTCCCTGGCGCGCCTGACAAACGGCCACTCGTTGGTGACGGCTGGGAGAACCATGCCGGCGTGCCCGTGGCCGAGCTACAGACCACGGCGCCTGAATGCGTTTGCTGGCACATCGGCGCCGCCCCTGGCCACATCGCCATCGACATTGACGGGCCGAGGGCCGCGGCGTTCTGCCAGCAGCATGGCTGCGAGCCGTACACAGCCGACACCTGGCGCATCGTGCGCACCGGCAACAGCGACCGGCTGAAGCTGGTCTACACCGTCACCGCTGAGCAGAAGGCCATCCTTGCCGCCGGCGGGAAGACTGTGAAGGTCGGCATTGGCGAAGGTGGGCCCGATGACAAGGGCGAGGAGTTTGCCGTCTTTGCTAAGCACGGCACTCAGGTGGTGGTGCTGGGCCAGCACTACACGAAGGAATCTCACTTCACCGACAACGACGATCAGTATGCCTGGGCTGGCCGGCCACCTGCCGATGCGCAGCCGCTGCCGGCTGAATGGTTCGCGCTGCTGCAGGGCGTCTTCTGCGGCGATCGACCACTGCGGCCGAAAACACGACGCTCAATCTCGCCTCAGTCCACCCGCGGCCCGCGCAGCTACAGCGGCGCATCCGGCACCTGGCGCAACAGCAGTCAGCGGCAGCCATGCCCGATGTGCGGCCGCGACCACTCCGGCGCCTGCAGCATCCATCAGGACGGCGATTCGGTCTGGTGTTGCCACGGCGAGACGAAATCAGCCCCTGATTGCAGCAAAAAGGGCGAGACGGTCACCGGCCACGATGGCCGCACCTGGGGTTATGTCCGCACCGAGGATCACGACAGCTTCGGCGAGCGCTCGCTGTTCGTGATCGACAAGCCCAAGCCGAAGCCTGACCCACCAACCCCACCCCTCAACGGCGAGCAGTTCATCCCGCCTGATGCGCCGGTGGAGCTGCCGCCGTGGCAGTTGGAGCCGGATGAGGAGGGCGACGACATCGAGCGCCAAGAGCTCGCGGTTGAGATCCGCAACTACCGCGACGTGGCCGCGGCCGCTGAGCTGGCATCGATCGATCTGGCATTCCCGCCTGGCCTGGCCAGCTTCATCAACACTTACGCCAAGGAGCAGACCCTCAAGCCCTGCGGTTTCCTGCTGCCGATCCTCTGCAGCGTGTGCTCTGTCATCGGCAACCGGGCCAGGGTGGCCATGACGCCCACCCACGCATGGAAGGAGGCCTGTGTGCTATGGGGTGCCAACATCGCTACCGCCAGCTCCGGTAAGTCGCCAACCTCCGGCCCGACCACCATGCAGGCGTTCAAGCCGTGGCAGGCGCAAGAACGCAAGCGGCACGCTGATGCCCTCTCGGACTGGAAGCATCGCCGGGCCCAGGCGGAGCGCGAGGCGAAGGCTGCGGCCTCTGAGTCAGGTGGCGCCGGTGGTGATCCCATGGCCCAGTTCCTGGCGGAGAACCCTCAACCTGAGCTGCGGCACCTGCTGGTCAGCGATGCCACCTTTGAGCGGATCGAGATGATCCTCAGCAACGGATCCAACCCGGGGCTGCTGGCCGTGCACGATGAGCTCGCTGGGTGGTTCAGCCAGTTGTGCCGCGCACCGAACCGCAGCGATCGGGCGAAGTGGCTCAGCCTATACCCCGGGGAGCAGATCATCACCGACCGGGTGGGGCGCGATTCGATCTTCGTGCCTAACCCTGCCGTCTCCCTGTTCGGCAGCTTGCAGCCGGCACGCCTCGAAGGCCTGTGGAAAGCGGACGCCGATGCCAATGAGGGCATGGCGGACGCTGATGGACTGTGGAGCCGCTTCCTGATGTTCGACCTAGGCGAGTGGGCCTATGACTATCAGGACTCGACCGTACTAATCGCCCCCGCGATCACCAACCTCTACAAGCAGGTGGACGCGGCCGCATCAAAGCTGCCCATCGGCGAAGATGGCGAGCCGATCATCATCACCGTGGCCGAGGATGCCAAGGCCACGATGGTGCAGTGGGTCAGACAGGCGGAGTCGTTCAAGTTCGCCGCCAGCGATCCATCTGACCGGCAGTACTGGGGCAAGCAGCGCGGCGCCACCCTCCGCATTGCCCTGGCCATTCACGCGATCAGGCAGGCCTCTGCAGGGCTGAGCCTGAACACCCCCATCCCTGAAGACGTGATCCGCGCCGCGATCATCTTCACGGCCCTCTTCGCCCGTGAGCGGGACAAGGTGCTCGGCCCGGTGCGAACAGGTGCCGGTGGGGCGATCAAGCGGCTGCTCGACAAGGGCCGCGAGTGGCGCCGCAGTCACGGCAGCCGGCCCGTGCCTCAAGCGCAGATCAGGGCATGGTGCCTACCGGCGCGCCGCACCCCTGCCGCTGAGGTGCGCACCTGGCTGCTGTCCGTCGTGGCCGAGACCCCGGATTGCGGGCAGGTAATCCGCAAGGGCAAGGCCGTGGAGTGGGTGCCCCCTGGCGACTGAGACGCACTGCTGCACCGTGGCCGGAGATCCCGGCCACCCTCATTTCAACTGAGGGTGTCAGCTGAGCTGACGCCCTTTTGGGACACGTCCCAAAGCTGCTGCCCGGCTGTCCCATGTAGCGGCAGGCCTGTCCCTGGCTGCAGTTTCAGGCGCTGGGGAGGGTGCTGGCATGGGCGGCACTGCAGCGTTTTTGGGACATTTGGGACAGTTTGGGACAGAAGTGTCCCAGAGCAAATCGACTGCGGCGCAACGGATCTGGGCAGGTTTTGGGACTTTGGGACAGCCCCTAAGAAAATACCTTTTCTATTATTTATTTAAGTATTAGTACCTAGTCCTATGGGTATGGATGGAAATGTCCCTAGAGGCGTCCCAATGTCCCAAAACACAGCCAACCTGCTAGTGCTAGTGCGGTTTCTGCTTTGGGACAGCGCTGTCCCAAATGTCCCAAATGTCCCAAAACCACTTCAACCCTCCGAAATCCGGCTGTTTGGTGCTGATGGGTGCATCTGCCGGTAGGATGCCCCTACCCGCCGCCATGCCGTGAACGTCTTGCAGCAGCTGCGCGCCGCCGTGGCCCAGGAAGGCGCCTCGACCACTCCGCCGGTGCCCACACCCGCCCCATCGCTTGCAGCCCCCGCAGCGGCGCCCCTGCGGCCCTGCCCGTTCACGTTCGGCGACTGGCTGCCCCGCACCGACCCGCAGGCCCACCCCGGCGAGGCTCAGCGTGCAGTGCTGCTGGGTGGCGTTGTGGTGGCCTGGTGGCGCCGCGAGTGGGTGCCGCCGCTGCCTATCCCCAGCTACAGCCCGCCCCTCACGCTGGAGCCGTACCAGCGCAACGCGATCTATCTGCCCGACGGCAGCGAGGTGGAGAGCAGCTGCTGCCCTCAGACTGCTCTGCAGCGACTCGCCGCACGTCTCGGCGCTTGATCCATGGCCAACCCCCAGAAACGCAAGGGCAGCGCCTTTGAGCGGCTGATCGCTGACTACCTGGCCGAGCGCATGCCCTGCGAGCGCATCCCTGCCGGCGCCACCCTTGACCGCGGCGACCTGTGGACACCGAGCTGCGCAATTCAGGCGAAGTGCTGCCGCACCCTGTCCCTCGGCGCCTGGCTGCGCGATGCGATGGAGCAGCAGGCCAACGCCGGCAAGCGCCTCCATGCCCTGGTGGTGAAGCGCAAGGGCAGCACGGCCGCGGCCGATCAGTTTGTGGTGATGAGCCTGGAGCAGTTCCGCGAACTGCTGGGCGAAGTGTGACGATCGGTTAACCGGCCACTCATGGCCACCCCAGGCCATAAGGCACGCGCTAAGCTATGGGGACAGGAGCCGAGGCGCTCCGCCACTCGCCGCCAGCCATGACCCCTTCCGCGACCCTTCCCCAAGTCACATGCAAAGACGGCATCCTGTACGACGTTCTCAAGGCCAGCACCTACACCTTCAACGGCCGTAATCGCGTCAGCTACACCTGCAAGCGCCCCCGCGGCCGCCGTACCTACATCATCATCGGCTACGAAAACGGAACTTTCAGCACCGCCGCCTGACAGCCACCCACGCCCGCCGGGGGCTCACCCCGGCAACCACTCCACCGCTATCCATCCCGCCATGCCCCGCAACGTCAAGCTCCGTTTCCAGCGCAATCGATGCCATGCTTCCGGCCCCGGCACTCGCTGGGGCAGCTACGAAGACACCATTGAAATCACCCCGGCATGGGCCGGCAAAGGGATCGCCATCCACAAGCCCGTCGGCTTTCATGGTGACGACGACCAGCCCTACTTCAAGCAGGTGCAAGGCCTGTGGAATTTGACCCACATCAACAGCGGCCTAGCCATGGGCAGCTGCCACGGCAACATGGAGCGCGCCAAGGCCTACGCCAAGCAATGGGACGCCGAGTTCGCCGCGCTGCAGGCCGGCCAGCCCATGGCGCCTGATCGCATCGCCGCATGGAAGGCGGTCGTCGAAGAGATGCGCATTGAGCCCCCACGCAAGCCCAGCCAACCTGCTCACCGCCGCGGCCACCCCATAACCGCCTGATGGCCCTCACCAATGCCGAACACCAGCGCCGCTGGAGGGAACGCCAGGCCGGCCGCCTGCCGCCTGTGGAGCGCCCCTGCTGCACTGCCTGCGGCAAGGTCCACCGTGGCGCCCATGGCGCCCTGTGCGCCATCTGCTGGGAGCGCACCACGCGAGAGGGCAAGGCGGCCCACTCCGAACGGGTCAGACGCGCTCAGCGCCGCAAGCGTGACAGATTGTGAACTGGCCGCCCTGATGGTCGCCACACCGTAAGGCACGCGCTAAGGTATGTGCATCGGAGGCAAGCCCCTCCACCACTCGCCAGCCAGCCATGACCGCCACCTACTTCGCCGGCCTCAGCACCCCTGAAGAAATCAAGCGCGCCTACCGCGATCTCGCCCGCCAGCACCACCCCGACCTCGGCGGCGACCTGGAGACCATAAAGGCGATCAATGCCGCCTACCACGCTGCCCTGAGTGGCCAAAACGGCAAGACCAACGACGGCCGCACCTACAAGTACAACGCCAAGTCGGAGCAAGAGATCATGGATGTGATCGCTGAACTGCTCAAGATCCCCAACCTGGAGATCAGCCTGATCGGCTACTGGATCTGGGTGCAGGGTGACACCAAGCCCGTCAAGGATCAGCTCAAGGCTCAGCAGTGCCGCTGGCACTCCGGCCGCAGCTGCTGGTACTGGAAGCCCGCATGGTGCGGCAAGAGCCGCAGCAACCCCGGCGGGCTGGAGACGCTGGCCGCCAAGTACGGCTATCAGGGTTTTACTAGCGAGGCTCAGCAGCCTGCCCAGCGCCGCCAGCTGGCCGCCACCTGACGGCCATCCCCTACACTGCCCTCGGTGCATGGCGCATCGAGTGGACCCCAACCCTCGCCCTGGCAGGCGGGGGTTTTTCATGCCTGCTGGCAGACTGTGCGCAGATGCCCTGCCACCGTGAAGCGCGCCGCCACTCCTTGGCACCTGCTAGACCGCTCGACACCGTGGCTGGCCTGGTGGCAGGAGCTGATCCTTAACTGGGTGTCGTCGTGGAATTCCATCGGCTGCCTGACTGTTGTCAGCGCTGCTGACCCTGAAGAGTTCGCCGCCTGGGATCTGCCGACTGATCTGGAGCTGCAGCGGATGGAGCTGGAGGAGCTGCTGGCAGTGGGAGAGGATGAGGGGTGATGTTGGAGCTGAAGCTGACAATCGACACCAAGGCAATCGATCGATTCGCCCTGCTCACCGAGAAGAACATCCGCTACGCCACAGGCCGCGCCATGGCGGCCACTGTGCGAGCTGCTGAGAAGCAGCTGAAGCAAGACTTGGCCAAGAGCTCAGGCGGCCCCATTGAGGGCGGCGCCACACGCTGGACCATCGGCGGCACCTACACTCAGCGGCCATCACCCAACAACCTCAACGCCGAGGTGGGCCTGCGATCGGATCGGCCCCGCGCAGCCGGTCGCTACATCTCCACGATGACTCGTGGTGGGCCGCCGCGCACCAAGGGCGTAGACCTCAAAGCTGCCGCCCTCGCCGGTGGCTCAGGGCTCACCATCGTGCCAACGCCTGCGCAGCGCAAGGACAGCAAGGGCAACGTGAGCCGCGCTGCCTTCAGCAAGGCGCTGGCATCCGCCTCTGTCATCCGCAACGGTCGCCAGTACAACCGGGGCGCCGGGCGGTTCTTCATCATCCCGATCAAGGGCCCGGCGGGGCGCATGGGGATCTTTGAGCGGACCGGCAAGCCTGGCCGTGGCCGCTACGGCAGTTTCCAAGGCACTCAGATGCGGTTCACCCTGGAGCCACAGCCCAAGATCCGCCAGAGCACCTACGACCTCACCGGCGACCTGCAGCGGTCGGCTCAGGTGGTGTGGCCTGGGGAGATCACGGCGCAGCTCAGGGCTGAGCTGACGAGGGCGGGGTTCAGATGAAGCGCTATTGAGAATCAGCCGGGCAGCTAGTTGAGAGTCAGCAAGCCGGTTTATTGAGAAACCTAGTTATACCAAGGGATTGCGGGTCCTCCTGGCGCCTAAGCCAAGCGGTTAGGTTCCGCCGCGTTCGGTTTGGCTTGGTATCAGGCCAAACAATTCTTGCCACTATTGAGAATCCTCCCCCGGCTGGTCGCTGCCTGCTATGCACTTGCGCAAGATCAGCGCCAATCTTGCGTAGATTTCTTGCATGGATCCACTGAATTGGTCGGCAGCTGCGGCGATTGTCGGGAAATCTCGGCAAGCGGTCTGCGACCTCGTGAAACGGGGGGTATTGACTGATTGCGTGGTGCGCGATCCAAATGGCAGGGCGATCGGCGTCAAGGATGCGGCGTCGTTCACCGAGGAGTACGCGGCCAAGGTCAGGCCTCGCGCTGGTGGCGGTGGCAAGGAGGCCGGCCGTGTAGCCGCCCGTAGCAGGCGCTCAAAGCCGGCTTTGGTCTCAGCAGCTGAGCGCGCTCCACAGCAGCATCGCCCAGCTGATCGTCCGCGCACCACCAATGCCGAGGTGCCGGACTACAACGAAAGCCGAGCAAAGACGGAATACGAAAAGAGCCTGCTGCTGGAGATCGAGCGCCGGCAGAAAGAGGGCCAGTTAGTGGAGCGTGAAAGCGTGGTGAACACTTGGGCCCAGCTGATCAACAGCGCCAAGACCAAGTTGTTGGGCGTCAGGACAGCGTGCCGCCAGCGCATCCCGCACCTGACCGCAGAGGAAGCGGAGATCATTGATGCCCTGATCAGGGACGCGATGGAAGGGCTGGCGGAGGATGCCGGCTGCCCTGCGCAGGTGCAGCTGTGAGCGCGATCGATCTGCCGCTGCTGCGGGCCGGTGCGGCGATGTGGCGGCCACCACGGAAACTCAGGCTGAGCGAGTGGGCCGATGAGTACGCCATGCTCAGCGCCGAGAGCTCGGCGGAGGCCGGCCGCTGGCACTCGTTGCCGTATCAGCGTGCGGTGATGGATGCGTTTACCGATCCAACCGTGGAGATGGTGGTCTGGCAGAAATCGGCGCGGGTGGGCGCCACCAAGATCTTCAACCATGTGATCGGCTACCACACGCACCAGGACCCCTGCCCGGTGATGATCGTGCAGCCAACGGTGGAGGACGCCGAGGGCTACAGCAAGGATGAGGTTGCCCCGATGCTGCGCGATACGCCTGTATTGCAGCCGCTGATCGTTGACCCGAAACAGAAAGACGGCAGCAACACCATCCTGCTAAAGCAGTTCAAGAACGGCGCCGCGCTGCAGATGGTGGGGGCCAACAGCGCTAGGGGGTTTCGCCGCGTCAGCCGGCGCATTGTGCTGTTCGATGAGGTGGACGGATATCCGGCCAGCACGCCCGAGGGCGATCAGATCAAGCTGGGCATTAAGCGATCGGAGTATTTTTGGAATCGAAAGATTGGGCTGATCAGCACGCCAACCCTGAAAGGGTTTAGCCGAATCGAGAAGTGGTTTGAGCTGTCGGATCAGCGGCGGTATTTCGTGCCCTGCCCGCACTGTGACCACTACCAGGTGCTGCGGTGGACTCAGATGAAGTGGGAGAAGGATGCCGACGGCAACGGGCTACCGGAAACGGCGGCCTACGAATGCGAGAACTGCCAGCAGCTGATCCCGCACAGCAAGAAGCGATGGATGGTGGAGCGGGGTGAGTGGCGGGCCACAGCGGAAAGCAAGCGTCCTGGGCTGGCGGGATTCCATATCTGGGCGGCCTACAGCTACAGCCCGAACGCCAGCTGGGCCCAGCTGGTTCAGGAGTTCTTGGAGGTGAAGAGCGACCGCACGCAGCTGCAGACCTTTGTCAACACGCTGCTGGGCGAGACGTTCGAGGATGACTACGCCGCTGCTCTGAGCGCCACAGGGCTGGCTGCACGCCGCGAGGAATACCCACCGGGGCACTGCCCTGCTGGCGTGTTGCTGCTGACTGCTGGCGTGGACGTGCAGGACAACCGTTTAGCGGTGAGCGTGTGGGGCTGGGGCGCCGGTGAAGAGGCGTGGCTGGTGTGGCACCAAGAGATCATGGGCGACCCTACGCAGTCCAAGGTATGGGATCAGCTTGATGCCGTGCTGGACACTGCCTGGCCTGTGGAGGGTGGCGGAGAGCTCAGGCTGGCGCAAGTGGCGATCGACTCAGGCGGCCACGCAACCCATGAGGTGTACCAGTACGCCAGGGAGCGCCGAGATCGATACGTGGTGGCGATCAAGGGCAGCAGCCGCCGCAGTCAGCAGCCCGTCAACAAGGGGACGCCGCAGGATGTGAACTGGAAGGGCAAGACAATTAAGCGCGGCGTGGTGCTGTATCAAGTGGGCACCGACACGGTGAAGACCACGCTGTTTGGCCGGCTGCGGCACAACAAGCCAGGGCCTGGCTATGTGCACTTCGGCCTATCGGGTGATGACGAATGGTGCAGCCAAGTGACCAGCGAAAAGCAGCAGCTGCGCTACGTGAAGGGATTCCCGGTGCGCGAATGGGTCAAGAGCCCGAGCGCACGGAATGAGGCGCTGGATTGCATGGTGTACGCCTATGCGGCGCTGCAGCTGGCGTCGAGGCGCTATGCGAAGGCGAGCATGTGGGAGAAGCTGGCCGCGCAGCTGCAGGCATCAAGGGATCTGGCGGCGTCAGTAGCCTTAGACCAGCAGCCCGCGCCGCGCCGGGCCCGATCCTTCAAGGTGATCTAAGGCGCGTCAGCAGGCCTTGCGAGGTCAGGTATCGCCCGCAGGCCCGCCTCGATGAAGAACGCCCCCATGGCGGAGACGGTGCGACCCTCCGCCTTGGCGCGGGCCCTAAGGGCCTCGACGGTGGGCACCGGCAGAACGACCTGGACCCTGATTCCTTGCGCCATGCTCTGATCGTGGTATAGTTTGATCCAACAGCAGCCTAGCGGCCGCTGACACCTCGCCCGGTCCAGAACCGGCTTTACCATGCTTGAACACTCCTAGCGGCTACTACCTGTCTCGCCAGTGGCGGCAGCGCAGGCAGCAACGCCTTGAGATCGACGGCCACCAGTGCCAAGGGTGCGGCATCACTGCTGCGCAGTTGGCTGAGCTGGGCTGGCCTGTGCTTCAGGTTCATCACAAGAACGCTGGCCCACCGAACTACACGTACCCGTCATTCGGCAACGAGCAAATGTCAGACCTGCTGACGCTGTGCTCCGAGTGCCATGACGGCATCACCAATTCAGTTCGGCGCCAACGATTCAAGCTGGACCCCAAAAAGCAAGTCGATCCGGTTCACATTGCCCCGCCTTCACTTTCTGTTCCAACAACTTCACGGAGACAAAATGTCCAGCCTTCCTTCTGTTCAGATTCGACTGCAAGGCGTGAGCCCACTGTTGTGCCACAACGGTCAGACCGCCGATCCGCGAAATACTTACGCGAAGGCGATGAAAGCAGTCAGCAGCAAGCGCAAGAAGACCGACGCTGATTACGACGAGCTGGCCCGGCTTGAATGGCTTGCTGGCCTATATCGCATCGACGGCGACTTGGTGATCCCTGATTACGTGATTGAAAGCACGATGATCGGCGGCGCCAAAAAGTCAAAGCGCGGCCCTCAAGCGAAGTGCGGCCTGTTCTTCACTGAGCACGCTTCACTGCAGTTTGACGGCAAACCTGAGATCATCACCGATGAAACGCTTTCGGAAATGTTTGCCAGTGGCGACTTCACCCACACGATTGGCGTCAAGGTAGGCATGGCCAAGGTGATGCGCACCCGCCCCGTGTTCCGCAACTGGAACATCACTGCCTTGGCTCAGTACGACCCCGACGTGCTCAACATGCGGGACGTTGAAGAGATCGCCATCGACGCCGGCAAGCTGGTGGGGATTGGCGATTGGCGGCCTAAGCATGGCCGGTTTGATGCTGAGGTGATACCTGTCGCCGAGCAACTAGATCGACTGCTGGCGGAGGTGGCCTGATGCGCTGGCATCCGGTGACGGTGTAAGTCCCAGCAAGGCCTGGCGGGGTTCGGTCAGGCGGAGCCCGGCATGGTCAGGTCAGGCAGGGCGAGGCATGGCGCGGCAAGGGCTGCGATGGCAGCACGGAGGGCCTACGGGCCTTCCCTGCCGCCTTCATTGGCGGATGAGGCGCGGCGAGGCCTGGCTAGGTCAGGCGGGGCGATGTCAAGCTCGGCAGGGCTGGGCATGGTGTGGGCCACAGACGGTGGCACGGAGGCTCCGGCCTCCCTGCCACCCTCACAAGGGGTGGGCAAGGCCAGGCGCAGCGGGGTACGTTGTGGCGGGGCGAGCCCATGCGAGGCATGGCCGGGCCTGGCAAGGGCTGCAGACAGCAGCACGGAGCTTCTGCGGAGGCTCCCTGCTGCTCTCTTTTGAGGGCAGACGCGGCACCCTGGGGCGCGGCTGGGCGATGCTAGGCCAGGCATGGCGTGGCAGGGACTGGCGTGGCAAGGCGAGGGCCGCTTCCGGCGGCAAGGCAAGGCGGGGCAACCCGCCTTTTCCTGTTCTCCCTAGTCTTGAGTCAGGATCTAGACAGGCTGCCGACACTGATCAATGACCCAGCCGCTGCAGATCTACCAAGGCGATCAGGTCACCTGGCTTGAGCCTGCGCCTGATGACGCTACGGCCGTGGTCGCATGGCTCCGCGCCGCTGCAGCCGGCGCCGGCGTCGAGGCCCCGGCGACGCTGACGGATGACGGCTGGCGCGTCACGCTGACCACGGCCACCACCGCTGCGATGGCATCGGGCGACTGGACTGTGCAGGTGGTGGCCACGGTTGACGGCGTGCCGCACACTCTGCGCCGCGGCAGCCTGACCGTCCGCAAGACTTTGGCCTTCAGCGGAACGTCTGGCGCGTTCGACGATCGCAGTCAGGCCGAGAAAGATTTGGCTGCTGCCGAGGAAGCCATTCGGGCCTTGGTCGGTGGTGCGGTTGAGTATCAGATCGGCAGCCTCGGCTCCGGCGGCAGGAAAGTTCGCCGGGTGGACCTGCCCGATCTAATCATGTGGCGCGACCGCCTCAAGGCCGAGGTCGCCCGTGAGAAACGCGCCGAGATGATCGCGCAAGGCCTCGGCGATCCGCGCCGGCTCTATGTGCGGTTTCAGGGGGTGAGCTGATGGGTGTTCGATCCTGGCTGCAGCGGCAGATCCTGACCACCCGGCACGGCCGGCAGCAGGGCCAGCGGATGTTTGAGGGCGCCCGGCGTAACCGGCTGCTCCACGACTTGGTGGCGCCAACCACCTCCGCCGATGCCGAGCTGCGCGTCAGCCTGGCGGTGCTGCGCGACCGCTGCCATCAGCTGGTCAGGGACAACCCCTATGCCCGCCAGGCCAAGCGGACCACGCAGATCAACGTGGTCGGCCCTCGCGGGATCCAGATGCAGGGGCAGGTGATGCGCCCTAACGGCACGGAAAAGGACGTGCGCCGGAATCGGCTGCTGGAGGAAGCATGGCGCCGCTGGTGCCGACCGGATACCTGCGACGTGGCGGGCCGGCTGTCGTTCCACGGCTTTGAGATGATGATCGCAGGCAGCCTGCCGGAGTCGGGCGAGTGCCTGATCAGGATCGTGCGGCAGCCGATGGGGCAGGGCCGCACCCCGCTGGCGCTGGAGCTGATCGAGGCGCACCAGCTCGATGAGGACAAGAGCGGGGTATCAGATCGCGCTGGCCACGAATGGCGGCTGGGCGTCGAGATCAACGAATGGGGCCGCCCCACCCGGTACGCCATCCTGACCCGCCACCCTGGTGATGTGGAGCTCGGCCTGAACCGCCGTGGCGTAGAGCGGAAGCACGTCCTAGTGCCGGCGGCGGACATGATCCATGTGTTCCTGCCGGAGCGGATCGGGCAGAACCGGGGCGTGCCGTGGCTGGCGTCGGTGATCACAACTGTCCATGGGCTTTCTGAATACGAAAAGGCTCACCTGGTACGGAAGCGCGTCCAAGCGGCAGCTCTGGGATGGATCCGCACCCCAGACGGTGAGTTGCAGGGTGATGAGGTCCAGAACGGCCAGCAGCTGTTCAACACTGAGCCCGGCAGCTGGAACATCCTCGACCCCGGCCAGGAACCGGTACCGCCGAACTTCGGACCTGACGACGGCCAGTACAGTCATGTAGTAAAGAACCTTACGAGGCGGTTTGCGGCTGGGTTTGGGTGTAGTTACGCGACCATTAGCAAGGATTTCAGCGACACGAACTACAGCAGCATGCGCACCAGCGTGCTGGAGGATCGCGACCACTGGCGGGTAGTGCAGAGCGCAATCATTGAGGTGTTCCACCAGCGCGTATTTGAAGAGTGGCTACGCGCTGCAATGCTGGCGGGTGAGTTGCCGTCGCCAGCTTTTAATGACTATTGGACCAGGCCAGAAAGGTATAACGCTCCACGCTGGCAGGCTAGATCATGGGACTGGGTGGACCCAGTTAAGGATGTTTCCGCCATGGAAAAAGCCAAGGCGATGCTATTGAAATCTCACAGCGAGCTGATAACTGAATACAGCGGCGAGCAGTTTGAGCAGGTGATGGCGCAAATCGCCATGGAAAACGAGCTGAAAGAATCACTGGGCCTGATGCCCACCGTGGAGCAACCGCCTGAGCCCGTGGTGCAACCGCCTGAGCCGGAAGAGGACGACGACGCCCCAGAAGATGTAGAATAGGTGTGCCCCGGCGCTGTGTCACCAGCCCGAGGCGTGACCAACCTGAAAGGACAGGCCGATGGCATCAGTATCGCAGAGCAGCCGTCAGAAGCGTCGACCGTGGACAGCGCAAGACCAAGTAACCGCCGAAGTCATGGCGGCGTGTGGCATAAAATGCAAGGCGATTGCTCGGTATATGGGCCGATCAGACGGCACCATTTCAGCGCACCTAATCCAAGGTGAAACAGAAAAAATCTTTGAGCGCAACAAGCGATACTATTACGACAATTTACATGAAGAGCGCCAACGAAGGCGCCGCTACTATCAATCGAACATCAAGATTGAACGCGAACGCGCTCGGCTCCGTTACAGAGCCAATCCTGAAATAGAGCGAGAAAGAACCCGTCGATGGCAAAGAGAAAATCCAGAAAAAGCATTTGAGCTTCGGCGCCGCGTGTATCAGAACAATCCTGGAGCTGCTCGGGAAAAGTGCCGTCGGCGTCGCGAATGGAGGAGGTCATCCCGCCGCGCCGCCCTCCACCCCGTCACCCGCGCTCAAATCGACGCTCGCTTCGCCATCTGGGACAACCGCTGCGCATTCTGTGGAGTGGATGCCAGCCACGAACGAAACCACGGCCGCGAACGCCTCACGGTTGAACACGTGTTGGCCCTGACCAAGGGCGGGCTTGACGAGGCGAGCAACATCATTCCCGCCTGCACCGCTTGCAACTCCAGCAAGCACAACTCACCGGTTGAGGATTGGTACCGGCAGCAACCGTGGTTCACAGAGGCTCGCTGGCGCAAGATCCAGCGCCATTGCCCCGCCGCCGTGGTGGGCCAACTACCTCTGGCGCTGGCGGCGTAGGCCGTCTTTAACCTGAGACCAGCGACTATCCGGCTTTGGATCTCACGAAACTCAAAGGCCCCCAGCGGCGAGAGCTGCCGATGGGTCTCCAGATTGAAGAGAAAACGGATGAGACCCTCACCTTTTCGTTTTCCAGTGAACAGCCAGTAGATCGCTGGTTTGGCCGCGAGATCCTAGTGCACGAGGAAGGCACCATGGACCTCTCGCGCCTGAACGACGGCGCACCATGGCTCTGGGGGCATGACCCTAACAAGGTCCTGGGAGTCGTTGAAAAGGCCTGGCTCGGCGACGATCGCCGGCTCTACAGCACGGTGCGGTGGTCGCCCAACACCACTGAGCGCGGAACTGAGGAGTTCCGTCGCCGCGTCGATATTGAAGCCGGCATTACGAAAAACGTCTCGTTCGCCTACAGCATTGACGACATCGAAGAGCGCAGCGGCGACTTTTACGTGACTAGCTGGAAGGCCCTGGAAGTCTCCAGCGTCAGCGTCCCCGCCGATCAGACCGTAGGCCTGGGCCGCGCCATGGATGAGCCGGCGGCTGAGCCTGAGCCTGCTGCTGAGCCCACCCCGGAGCCCTCCGCACCGGCAGAGCCGACCGTGACGGCTCACGATGAGGCAATCAAGGCAGCCGTTAGTCAGGCCCTCCATAGCCTGACAGCACAGACCGCCGAGCGGACTGACACCCCTGTTCAGACTCTCATGACCACTGAAACGATCAACGTGGAGGAGGTGGCGCAATCCGCTCGCATTGCTGAGCGTGAGCGCGTCGCGTCCATCAAATCAATGTGCGACCAGTTCCAGCTTTCCGAGCTGGCCGAGAAACTCATCAATGACGACGCTTCCATCGACGCCGCCCGTGCGGTGGTGATGGAACAGATCGGCATGCGCAAGGTTTCCTTTGAGGGCCGCGTGCACGATGCCGGCGGCGCTGAGCTTGGCCTGAGCAAGCGTGAAGTGAAGCGCTACAGCTTCCTGCGCGTCGCTCAGTATTTGGCCGACCCCAACCCCCGTACCGCTGAGGCCGCCGGCTTTGAGCTGGAGGTGGCCCGTGCCGCCCAGGCCAAGCACAGCCGCTCTGCCAACGGCGTGCTGATCCCCTGGGAAGTGCTGGGCTCCAGCCGCGCTGCTGAGACCCCCGGCCAGGTGGTCGGCACCTTCGGCGATGGCGGCGCACTGGTCGGCACCGATCGGCTCGATGCGCAGTTCATTGACCTGATCCGCACCCGCAGCGCCTTCCTGAACAGCGGCCTCACCATGCTCTCCGGCCTGGAGGGCAACGTTGAGATTCCCAAGAAGCTCAGCTCCAGCCAGTATTACTTTGTCGGCGAGAATGCTGGGGTTGCCAACAGCAAGCTCACCTTCGGCCTGGTGAACATGATCCCCCGGACCATCGGCGTTCGCGTGCCGATCAGCCGCCGGATGATGATCCAGAGCTCCCCTGACGTGGAGAACCTGGTACGGATCGACATGGCCGAGTCTGTCGCTTTGGGCATGGATTACACCATCGGTTATGGCACCGGCTCCAACGGTCAGCCGCTGGGCATCATCAACACCACCGGCATCGGCAGCGTGACCTTGGGCGGCGGCACTGCCAAGGCATTCCCTGTGAGCCTCGGCGGCGACGGCTCCACCACTCACAACTGCGGCGACTGGGCCGACTACGTGGACCTGGAAACCGAACTGGCGATCGACAATCTTGACGCCGGCTCAATGCGCTACATCGGCAACAGCGTGGTGCGCGGCGCCCTGAAGCAGACCCTGAGGGCATCCTCGGCTGGTTCTGACTACATCATGACCGATGCCGGCACTGTGAACGGCTACCAGTTCACCGTGTCCAACCAGATGCAGCTGAACGATGTTCTGTTCGGCAACTTTGCCGATTGCGTGGTGGGCATGTGGAGCGGCCTGGATGTGGTGGTTGACCCCTACACCCAGAGCGCCAGCGGCCAGGTAATCCTGACCGTGCATCAGGACTTCGACGTGGCGGTTCGCCGCCCGCAGTCCTTCGCTCTGGGCACCTGATTATGAGGCTGCAGATTCTCTCGAACTGCAGAGCAGACGGTCGCCACCTCGCTATGGGTGAGGTGGCTGACCTTCCTCAAGGCCCAGCCAACGAGCTGCTGGCGCTGGGCATGGCGTCAATTGCGCCAGAGCCCGAACTTGAGCCCGCCCCGGCCTGTCCACCCAAGCCGCGGCGCTCTGCAAAGACTTCCACCCCTGACCCCACCCCCACCCCGGAGGATTGATCCATGGCCATTGAACTCAGAAACCTGGAGCAACTCCAGACCTTCAACATCCGCACTCCCGCGACCCTCAGCTCCAACAGCGACACCACCGGCGTCGATCTGTCGGGCATCGATGGTGACGCCCTGTTCATCCTGAGCGCCGGCACCAGTTCGACGGGAACCATCAACGCCAAGCTGCAGCACTCGCTGACCGTCGGCGGCACTTATGAAGACGTGCCCAACGGCGCGTTCGCTCAGCTGACCGCTACTGCCAGCACCCAGAAAGTGGCGGTTGCCCGCGAGGAACTGCGCCCCTTCCTGCGCATCAACTTCTCCGGCCTGGCATCCTCCTACTCGGCTGCCGTGAGCTGTGTGGCAGTCGGCGGCGCCCGTTACGCGGTCTGACCATGATCCAGGAAATCCCCGATGATTTCCTGCTGGCTGACTTCGGCTCCAGCGTCACTGCTGGGGCCGTTGTTGGTTTGGGGTTTATGGACCGCGCTAGCCAGATCATTATGAATGACAACGTGGTGACGGTGGACTATGCGCTGACTGCCAGGACTGATCAGTTCGGCGGTTTGCAGTATGGCGACCAGGTGCAGCACGAAGGGCAGACATACAGGCTGCAGCATGAGCCGCTACGGCTAGCTGATGGCCGGTTCTGCGTGATGGTGCTGGAGATGGTGGAGGCAGCTGTCACGTACCTCACCACGCTGAGCGGCCTGCGGATCACGACCCTGAATAACAAGCAACTCCGCATTCTGTAGGCATGGCTGAAACCACGATCACAGGCCTGCCGAACGCCACGACCCCGCTCGATGGAACCGAGCGGGTGCCGATGGATCAGAACGGCGCCACGGTGGACGCCAGCACCCAGGCGATCGCGAATCTGGCGGCTGGCGCGATCAGCAGTGCTGTGGCTGCCCACGTAGCAGCTGCAGACCCGCATCCTGGCTACCTGACCGCCGCCGAGGGTGACGCGGCCTATGTGGGGTTGAGCGACGCCCGGCTGAGCGACGCCCGCGAATGGACCGCTGCCACAATCGAGCAGGCTGAGGCCGAGACCGGCACCGCGACGACCCGACGGGCGTTTACCGCGCAACGGGTGCGGCAGGCCATCGCGGCATGGTGGACCAGCGCCAGCAGCGTGGCAGGCCGCGCCATGGTGGAGGCCCTTGACGCGGCCGCACAGCGCACGCTGCTGGGCCTGGGCACGGCTGACAGCCCATCATTCACCGGCCTGACGATCACCGGCACGGCGCCGGTCGTCATCCCCCACATCCACGGCAGCATCGCCGGCAATTTTTACGTTCACGTCAAAAACACCAGCGGCGGCCCGCTAGCAGCGGGCACGGCGGTCTATGCGACCGGCAGCGTGGGCGACACCGATCGGATCACAGTGGCGGCCTGCGACCCGACCGATCCGCTCAAAATGCCGGCGATCGCCGTGCTGGAGACCACCCTTGCCAACAACGACCCCGGCGATGCCGTGATCTTGGGCGAGCTGAGGCCGTTCAATTCCAATAGCTATCAGCTGGGCGATCAGCTCTATGTCGGCGCTGGTGGCGCCATGGTGGCGACGATCCCGGCATCTGGCGAGGTGCAGCAGGTCGGCAGCGTAGTGAGGGTGAACGTCAACACCGGGACCATCCTGGTGAACACCGGCGCGGCGATGGCCCGGGTGGGATTCACGGGGGCCTATGGCGATCTAAGCGGGCGCCCTGCCATTCCCTCCCCCGCCGACGCCGCCCCGCAGCCGCTGGCGGCCACTGCAGCCATCGGCAGCAGCGCAGACTACGCCAGGGAGGATCACGCCCACCAGCGCGATTCCGATGTAATCGTGATTCCTGTTGGCGACGAGACCACCGCGCTCACCACCGGCACCAACCGGGTGAGATTCAGGATGCCGTTTGCTGCCACGCTGCTGGCGGTGCGGGCCAATGTGAACACAGCGCCGACCGGCAGCACGCTGATCGTGGACGTGAACGAGGCAGGCGCCAGCGTGCTGGGCACGAAACTCAGCATCGACGCCAGCGAGTTCAGTAGCACCACAGCAGCTAGCGCCGCGACGATCACCGATTCCAGCCTGGCGGACGACGCCGAGATCAGCATCGATATTGACCAGATCGGTTCAACGGTGGCCGGTGCGGGCCTGAAGGTCTCGCTGTTCGTGCGGAGGGCATGATGGCCAACCTGGTGATCTGGAACAGCCAGACCAACGAGATCCGCGATTACCCACGCGGCGACGATGAGCCGGTCGTGGGGCTGGAGCAGCCGCCGCTTTTCGCGCTGCAGGTGGTGCGGGAGCCTCAGCCTGAGTACGACCCTGCCACGCAGCGCCTGTCAGAAACTCGCGCTGTGAACCCTGAGGCGCTGACCTGGATCTGGGGCTGGGACGTTCAGGATCTGCCGCCGCCGCCCCCGCCGGAGCCGAACTATCGGTCGTTCTATGACGCCCTGCTGGCCAGCCAGGTGTATGGCGCCGTGGTGGCCACGCCGGGGAAAAGTGGCGATCAGGCCGCCGCGATGACGGTGTTTCTCGGCGCGATCCAGGACTCCCTCAGTGGCCGCGAAAACCGCCCTGCACTGCAGCAGGCAGTCTGGCTGCTGCTGGGCCAGCTCCAGTTGAGCGCCGAGGGGCTGGCTGAGCTGCTGGCGCTGATGGATGAGCACCGCCTGTCGGGCGTTTACTCGCTGTCGCCGGGGGTGAGCTGATGGCGATTATCTGGGTTGGAACGGGGAGGTTTAGCGCCTACATCGGCCCTGTTCAGGATTACATCGACCGGGTGGTGGCTGCTGATGTAGCAGCGGGCAACACGCTGGGCCTAGAGGTTGGCGTGCGTGACGCCTACGACGTGTTCATCCGCGACTCAATCAACGTCGGCGACCTGGGCACCAGCGGCGGCGTGCTGAGCCAAGCCAACAGCATCATCAAGGCCGCGCCGATCATGGCCGGCGCCCGCACGCTGGCCGGTGCGCTGACGCCGTTGGTGGGGACGGCGCCGACACGGTTTGGCACGGCTGGCGGGTGGAATTACAACCGAAAGACGGGGTTACAGGCGAATGGGACCAATAACTATTTAGATAGCAATAGGAGTAATAGCGCTGACCCACAAAATAGCAAGCATGTCGCAGTATTCACCTCCGAATCGGAAACACGCAATGCCACTAGAGCTGCGATTGCCTCGCGAAGCCCCAGCGGAGCCGTTGGATCAACGCATATTCTAACAACCGCCAGCGTAGTGGTTGCGCGCATAAACACCTCAGGCACGTCAAGTACGGCAAACGCTACACCATTTACAGGGCTATTTGGTGGGTCTAGATCTAGCGACACTCAATGCACTGTAAGGTTTAGCGGAGCAAGTACAACGATCAACGAAAGCAGCTCCGCCCCGGCAGCGGTTCCTATTGATGTTTTCTCTAGGAACGGCGGCGATTTCTCCAACGCCCGCTTCGCCTTCTACTCCATCGGCGAATCCCTCAACCTCGCCCTGCTGGATACCCGCATCACCGCCCTAATCAACGCCTTCGCGGCTGCTATCCCATGACCCATGTAATGAGCTATAGCAAGCCAACCCCATTTTCCACTGCCTCTACGAAGTGCGCGGAGGTGTTGCGATGAGTTGGATAACTACAGGAAAATCTGATGCTGCGATGCCCAATTTCAGCAGCCTGACATTCTCCGGCCCGTTCCTACTGCCCCGTGATGGCTGGGACATCGGCACTGCGGGACAGTCTCCTTACGGCGTCGGCATCAAAAACGTGGGCGTTGATGAGCCCATTCACGATCTCTCTGGGAGCATCATGTAATGACAATCTCACCACTTCTCAAGGTTAAAGAACGCATCGTCGGCCCCTCTGGGATCTACAACATCCAAAATGAATGGTACGGCTACGCCGACGAGTTCAGATACACGATTGGCCTGGCTGGTCTGATGGGGTTCGGCGTGGGCTGCTGCCCACCTGAGCTGCTGCCGGATGACATGGCGCCAATGCCAGGCACAGAGGATCGCTTCAGCCCCAACTACGGCACCTATGTCCACATCCCGAGCGCCTCGATCATGTGCTTCCTGCCGAAGCACTTTATTGATGTTCAGGGCGGCGCTGATACTAACGCCCCGACTTATGGACAGCCAATTGTCATCAGCAATAGCCAGACGGGCAACGCGGTGCTGGCACGAGCTTTTAGGGACGGCGGTAGCGAACTGGCTGGCGTGTTCATTGACAAGTACCACCCGAGTAATTGCCGCCCTGACGGCTCTGGGCTGCCAAATCGCGCTGACGCTTCGCCTGGCGGCTATCCAGATAGCGGTGGAGTGGCTGCTTCTAGACCCCTTCATTGGCCTGTATCGGCGAACTTGAGCGGCATCCTTAGGAGCCCGTTCAGCCTGTGCAATAGCACCGTGCTAAATCCTGCGGCCACCACGCCAGCAAACAATCTTGGCGGCTGCTGGGCATTGGCACGAAGCCGTGGCGCAGATTTCAACCCCGTGCCGATTTGGGTGTATTCGCAGTTGGCGTATCTGAGCCTCGCCCATGCACAGGCTTTGTTAGGCACCGACGGCCTGCCCATCAGTGGTGCGACCAGTAATGCTGCATGGATGGATGTTGCGCCTTATGCGCCTAAGGGCAACAACAATAACAACTGCGCTGACGTCAACAAAACCTCGCTGCGGTTTGATCGCACTGACATTACAGGCAACGTCAACAGTGGTCGTGCTGGCGAAAACCACCGCGCCTTCACTGGTGCCGCGTGGATTGGCAGTGTGTCAACCCCTGCGCTCGCAGACACAACACACAACGGACAGCTCAGTGGCATTGTTGACCTCAATGGCAACCATTGGGAATGCGCTCCGGGGCTGACCAATATTGGAGGCAATAACGCTGGATATCGAATGTTGGCGGATTCAGTGGGCTGGAATACTATCAACAGCAATGCCAACATTTCATCAGCAAGCACAGTAAGCCTGATTGCAAATGTCAGTGACAACGGAGTTTGGTGGACCGATGCCAATACATGGATTTACATGATCCCGGCGGTTGGCGGAACGTACCACCCGGCCAGCTCGTGGAGCGGTGAGGCAACTAGGCAAGCAATGACCGAGTGCTTGCTGCCCCGTGAATCAGGAACCAGTACGACGCAGACGAGCACCAACCACTTTGGAGGTGATGGCCTGTTCCGGCGTCATCTAAACGACCTGCTGCCTCTTGCCGGTGGTCACTGGGGCGCCGGCGCCGCCGCAGGGATGTTTACAGTCTTTCTGAGCACCACCTCCGGCACCAGCGGCGGCTTCGTCTTCAGCGGTGCCCGTTGCCTGCGCCTTCTGTCCGCGTGAGCGGACATGCTCGGGATGCGACAGCATCCCCTCCCCGAACGGATTAGGACCCCATGCCCTACCTAACCCGCTTCACCGCCGCCGTTGCACTGGTGGCCGGCCTGCTGATCTGGCTGCTGAATGCCGCGCCCCTACCGGTGGCGCTGGGCGTCGCGGTCGTCTGCGCTTGGCTGGTGTTCGATCTGGTGCAGCCGTAGGGGGCTGAGCTACAGCCCTGCGGCCATACTCATGAATATGGCGCTGGTTGAAATGCCTGAATTATAAACGACAGGCCCCTAAGGGGCCTTTTTAATGTCTATTTTTTCTAAA